ACCGCCCGCCAGCGGCTGAATCAGGCCATTTCTGCCTACAGCGAGAGCCGGGAAGACGAGATTGACGACCTGCGGTTTTTTGCCGGCAGCCCGGACAACCACTGGCAATGGCCAGCGGACGTTCTGGCCACCCGTGGTGCGGTGCAGGGACAGACGATCAACGCTCGGCCTTGCCTGACCATCAACAAGCTGCCGCAGCACGTCCGGCAGGTCACCAACGACCAGCGGCAGAACCGCCCCAGCGGCAAGGTGATACCGGCTGACGACAAGGCTGACGTCGAGGTCGCGGAGATCTTTGACGGCGTGGTGCGGCACATCGAGTACATCAGCGACGCTGACGTCGCCTACGACACCGCCTGCGAAAACCAAGTGGCGTTTGGCGAGGGCTACATCCGCCTGCTGACCGAGTATTGCGACGACGACACGTTCAATCAAGACATCAAGATCGGGCGGGTGCGCAACTCGTTCTCGGTCTACATGGACCCGCTGATCCAAGACCCCTGTGGTGCAGACGCCAAGTGGTGCTTCATCACCGAGGACTTGACCCGCGAGGAGTACGAGCGCCTGTACCCCGACGCCGCGCCGCTGTCCACGCTGATGAGCCTGGGCGTCGGTGACCAGTCCCTGAGCCAGTGGCTCAACGAGAACACGGTCCGCATCGCTGAGTATTTCTACGTCGAGTACGACACGACCGAGTTGCACCTGTACCCGGGCAATCAGACAGCGTTTGCCGGCACGCCCGAGGACAAGCAACTCAAGGCGATGTTCGGCAAGCCGATCCGCTCGCGTCGCGCCGACCGCAAGAAGATCAAGTGGTGCAAGATCAACGGCTACGAGATCCTCGAAGAGCAAGAGTGGGCCGGCAAGTACATCCCTGTCGTGCGCGTCATCGGCAACGAGTTCGAGATCGAAGGCCGGGTGTACATCAGCGGCATCGTGCGCAACGCCAAGGATGCGCAGCGCATGTACAACTACTGGGTGTCGCAAGAAGCCGAGATGTTAGCGCTCGCTCCTAAAGCGCCGTTCATCGGCTACGGCGGGCAGTTCGAGGGCTACGAGCAACAGTGGAAGACCGCCAACACGCAGAACTGGCCGTACCTTGAGGTCAACCCTGACGTCACCGACGGTCAGGGCAACATGCTGCCGCTGCCTCAGCGGGCGCAGCCGCCGATGGCCTCCTCAGGGCTGTTGCAGGCCAAGATGGGCGCGTCTGAGGACGTGAAAGCCACCACAGGGCAGTACGACGCTTCGCTGGGCATTGGTGGCAACGAGCGGTCTGGCAAGGCGATCCTTGCGCGTCAGCGCGAGGGCGACACAGGGACGTACCACTATGTTGATAATCTGGCCCGTGCTGTTCGTCATGTTACTCGTCAACTGGTGGATCTAATTCCCAAGATCTACGACACGCAGCGCATCGCTCGCATCATCGGCGAGGATGGCGAGTCCAGCATGGTCAAGATCAACCCGATGCAGCCTGAGCCGGTGAAGAAGATCATCGACCAGAACGGCATCGTGATCGACAAGATTTACAACCCGAGCGTCGGCAAGTACGACGTGGTGGTGGTAACGGGCCCGGGCTACGCCACCAAGCGCCAGGAAGCATTGGAGGCGATGGCGCAACTGCTTCAAACCAACCCGCAACTGTGGGCCGTGGCTGGCGACCTGTTCGTCAAGAACATGGACTGGCCGGGTGCGCAGGAGATGGCCAAGCGGTTTGCTCGCACCATCGACCCGAAGATCATCAGCGACACGGACGAAGACCCGGCGTTGCAAGCGGCCAACATGCAGATTCAAGCGATGGCGCAGGAGATGCAGCAGATGGCCACGCTGCTCCAGAACGTCAATCAGTCGATGGAGGCGCAGAAGCTGGACATCGACAAGTTTAAGGCTGAGACGGACGCCGAGGTCAAGGCATACGAGGCCGAGACGCGGCGGCTACAAGCCGTAGCCGCTGGAATGCAGCCTGAGCAGGTGCAGGAGGTCGTGTTGCAGACATTGCGTGATGTAATGACCACAGGTGACATGGTGATCAATCAACGTGCGGCTGAGATGATGCCGATAGAGGCTCCGATGGCCGAGCCGATGGGAGCACCGGTATGAGTTGCGCTGACTTCATCGGCACGCTGTTTCTGGCCCGCGATGTGGCCCACAGCGTCCATCTGAACACCCGGTCGTTTGCCAAGCACTCGGCGCTCAACGAGTTCTACGACAACATCGTGGAGCTTGCTGACAAGTACGCCGAGGCGTACCAAGGGCGGCACGGGCTGATCGGGCCGATCACGTTGATGTCGGCCAAGAAAACTGGCAACATTGTGGAATTCCTTGAAGACTCGCTGGCGGAAGTCGAGAAGATGCGCTACGACGTTTGCAAGAAGGAAGACACACCGTTGCAGAACATCATTGACGAGATCGTCGGGCAGTATTTAAAAACTTTGTATAAGTTGAAGTATTTGGCATGAAACGCGCAGAAGCAAAAGCTCTTGGCTTGAAGTTTTACAACACGGGTAAACCGTGCAAGCACGGGCATTTGTCGGACAGATATGTGCAAGGAGCATGTATTGCGTGCGTCAAACTTCAAACTAACGCGTGGAAAGACAGCAACCCGGAAAAATACAAGCATGCCGTGCGTAAATGGTGGGAAAACAACAAAGAAACCCATAACCAGCGCGTAAAAAATTGGCAAACCGCAAATCCTGAAAAAGTCAAAAAAGCGGCAAAATTGTGGGTTTTTGCAAATCCTGAAAAAGTAGCCGCAAAAACCAAGCGGTATAGACAAAAACATCCCGACGCTTACACCGCTCGGGCGGTCGCCAACGTAGCCAAACGCGCCAAACGTGTGCCACAATGGCTGACACCTGAAGACAAATGGCTGCTTCGTCAAGCGTACGATTTGGCAAAGCTGAGGACAGAAATGTTTGGCTTTCCGTGGGAAGTTGATCACATCCTTCCGTTGCGCGGTGAGCTTGTTTCTGGTCTCCACGTCCCTACAAATGTTCAAGTCATCCCGAAAACTTTGAACAGGGCTAAACGAAACCACTGTTCACTTGCATGAGGACACATGATGGAACTGCTCAAACCTCTTGATCAAACGGACTACCCCTCGTACACCGCTACGGCTGGTGCAACGGCTGGTAATACGACCGCATGGTTGCCTGGGCCGCAGGGTGTGCTGGTCTGGTGCGAACAGCCTTGCTACGTTGAGGTGGGTGTGGCTGTTACAGCAACAAACGCTAGCACCCCGATCCCCGCGTACACGCCGGTTCCGTTTGCCGTGCCGCTGGACACCACGGGTGCACCGTGGCGCGTGAGCGTGCTGCGTATTGGCAGCACTGACGGCGCGGCGTACTGCAAACCGATCAACAAGCAATGAGCTTCTTCGGCGTAGACCTTCGCAACGCCGTGGCCGTAGGGCTCGGCGGCATCGCTACGCTGGTCGGTGGCCGCAGCCACGATCAGGCGCAAGACGACCTACTGACTGAATCGAATGACAACCTCGTCCAAGAAGACGGCGGCTTGATCCTGCTGGAGTGACACTATGCCAACAGTAGCTTTGTCCGTTTTTGGTGGAGTTGGAGCGCAGTTCTTTGACAACAACGGCGTTCCATTGACCGGCGGCAAAATTTTTAGTTACCAAGCTGGCACGACTACTCCGCTGGCAACGTACACGTCAAGCTCAGGTGCCGTAGCGCACACCAACCCAATCATTTTGGATTCCGCAGGCCGCGTTCCGTCTGGTGGGGAAATTTGGGTTGCGCTTCAGTTGTACAAGTTTGTCCTCAAAACTTCAGCAGACGTAACTATAGCTACTTACGACAACGTAGGCAGCAGCTTCAATGCGACGGCCATCATTGCCAATTTTACGGGCGACGGCACTACGGTTGCGTTTACGTTGGCCAGCGCGCCTGCGGGCGAAAATGCTACCAATGTGTACATCAACGGCGTGTACCAACAGAAAAACACCTATTCTGTCTCTGGGACGACGCTGACATTTTCGCAAGCGCCTCCAGTTACTTCGTCAATCGAGGTCAACTACGTCTAAGGAACAATCATGGCCGACAAAAAAATCTCAGCATTGACCGCAGCAAGCACTCCTCTTGCTGGCACCGAGGTTCTGCCGATTGTTCAAACCGGGTCAACAGTAAAAGTGTCCGTTGCAAATCTTACGGCTGGCCGCGCGGTTGCAATGGCTGGCGGATCGTTTACTGACAACATTACGCAGAGCACCGCAGCCAAAGGCGTCAACTTCACCGCCAACACCCCCGCAGCGGGGATGACGAGCCAGTTGCTGAACTGGTATGAAGAGGGGACTTGGACGCCGACGCGAAATGGGTTTACGGAAGTGCTCGGCGGCGGAACAATTACGGCCACGGGTACGTATACGCGAATTGGAAGGCAAGTTACTGTAACGGCGCAAGTATTAGCGTCTGGAGGCGCGACTATTGCGGCAACTGGCGGCGCGGTGTCGTACCTTAGTGGGCTGCCTTACGCAACTTCAGTGTTTTGTGCTGGTAGTTGGATCAACTCATCAACGATTGCAGAGTCCGGTGGAATTTTTGTGTCTTCGACTAATTTGTATGTGGTGACGGGATGGGCCGCTGCTGGTAACGGCTATACATTTACGGCCACTTACATCGTTTAAGGATTGCCATGTCGCTTACAAAAGTTTCCTACTCTTTAATTAACGGGGCTCCTGTTAATGTGTTGGACTACGGCGCCGATCCAACCGGTGTTTCGGATAGCACCGCAGCTATTCAAGCGGCAATAAACAGCGGAGCAAAAACTGTTTATTTTCCTTCTGGTACGTATGCCGTCGGCAGCTCGATTGCTCAAGACCAATATGCTTTTACGTTAACTAATCAAAACGGACTTAGTTTTATTGGAGATGGTCAAGCCACAATCTTGTGCAAAACTGGTCAATCGACTTGGTTTTCGCTGTTTGAATTTGTCAGTTGCTCAAACATAGTAGTCCGGGGCTTGCGCTTTAACGGCGATGCTTTTAATTACTATGACGATAACCCAACAACCACAATTCAAAATGGGTACCGAGCGTTTAGTTTTCGGGCTTGTAGCTATGTGACAATTACAGAATGTGATTTCACTGGATTTTACGAGTCGTGCATTTTTACGCGGCGTCTTGTAGACAACACTGGCACTTCGACACGCATCAACATATCTAACAATTTTTTCCACGAACTTGGAAATCACGGAGTTGGTTGCGTTTACACCACACATAGTCTTTTTGACAGCAACATTTTCCGAAATGTTGGCCAAACTGTACTTATTAACTATGGTGCGGGGGTGTGGGGTGGCGGTGGTTTGGGGGTAGATGTTTCCACAGGGTGTAACCGTATTACTGTGTCCAACAACATCGTAGACGGCGCGTCGGGCGGCTTTAAGCTGGAATCTGGCACCGCTAACAGTATAATTACTGGTAATAATATCGGCGGTTTATACACGTATTCTACGGCTCCTGCTGGTGGTCCTGAACAGTGGTACGGCATAAAAGTCAATGGCGACGACAATATCGTCAGCAATAACACTATTTCTAGTAACTCTAAAGCAATTTTTCTTGCTGCTGGTTCGGATAACTGTCTTGTCCAAGGAAACAAAGTTCTTAGCACCGCACTTAGTAGCGAAGGCTATGGCATCTATGTAGAAGGTGGAAACGGAAACGTAATCGAAAACAATAAAATTACCGCCTGCGCTAGTTACGGAATACTAGCCGGTGGTAATAACACCGTAATCGACGGTAACTCTGTCAGCGGTTGTGCAGATATTGGAATTCGCACTTTTTCGTGCATATACATTTCTGTTAAAAACAATCAGGTGTACAACAACACAACTACTGGAATTGCGTTAACAACCATCGGTGCAGCGACTCAATATGCTCACGTGACAAGCAACTACTGCTATGACACGGGCGGTGCAACACAAACTACAGCAATTGCGTACAACGACACAGACGCGCCGTACGCGGTTGTTTACAACAACTATGGTGTTGGACAAACTGAGAACAACAACCGAGTTGTTTATGGACCTGCAATACCGACAACCGGTGTTTGGCAGCGCGGCGACATTGTTTGGAGTACCGTAAGTACTGCTGGCGCTACTCCTGGCTGGGTATGTGTCAATGGAGGAAGCCCTGGCACATGGAAAGCAATGGCAAACGTTGCTGCATAACCTTGACCCCGCGCCTTCTTAGCGCATAATCTGAGAACCGTACTGGCCCGGTAGACCAGGGCTCAACATGAGCAACCATGACTGAACAAGTCCAAGAAGCCTTAGCGGAAGTTGACTCCGCGCCAGCAACCGAGGTGACGGCCACCCCGGACAGCGCACAAACGCCGGAAGTCGCTGAACAGAGCAACGAGCAGCAAGAGGAAAAGAAGTTTTCCCAAGCTGAGATCGACGCGATGATCAGCAAGCGCCTCGCAAGAGAGCAACGTAAGTGGGAACGAGAGCAGCAGGCCAAGCTGGCAGAGATGCAAGCAAGGCAATCTGTGCCTAAGGAAATCCCGCCAGTCGACCAGTTCGAGTCCCCTGAAGCCTATGCGGAAGCACTGGCGTTCAAGAAGGCCGAAGAACTGCTCGCCCAGCGAGAACTCCAGAAGCAACAGGCAGCTATCGTTGATGCCTACCACGAACGTGAGGAAGAGGCCAGGGGCAAGTACGACGACTTCGAGCAAGTCGCCTACAACCCAAACCTGCGAATCACCGAAGTAATGGCGGAAACGATCCGCGCTTCCGACATTGGTCCTGATGTAGCGTACTACCTCGGTGCCAACCCCAAGGAAGCAGATCGTATCTCGCGCTTGTCGCCTTTCTTGCAAGCAAAGGAAATTGGGAAGATCGAGGTCAAGCTGGCCGACAATCCTCCTGTTCGCAAGACGTCATCCGCGCCTGCGCCTATCACTCCGGTGACGGCACGAGCCTCAGGAAATCCGAGTTACGATACGACTGACCCGCGTTCGGTGAAGACGATGAGTACCTCGGAGTGGATTGAAGCTGAACGCCAACGCCAGATGAAAAAGCTGCAAGCGCAGTACAACCGCTAATCTGAAAGGACGCCATCATGGCTAATAGCATTCTTACCATTGACATGATCACCAGGAAGGCCCTGGAGATCCTGGAAAACAACTTGGTGCTCACGCGCAACGTGAACCGCCAGTACGACGACAGCTTCGCTGTTGAAGGTGCCAAGATCGGTTCTACGCTGCGTATTCGCCTGCCGGACCGCGCTCTGGTGACTGACGGTGCCGCTCTGCAAACGCAGGACGACAACGAGCAGTTCACGACCCTGACTGTTGCTTCACAGAAGCACATCGGCGTGAACTTCACGTCTGCTGAACTGACGATGCAGTTGGACGACTTTGCTGATCGTGTGCTGAAGCCTCGTATCAGCCAGTTGGCCTCCAGTATCGACGCTGACGTGGCCAATGCGTTCAAGACCATCGGCAACAGCGTCGGTACCCCCGGCACTACGCCGTCCACCTCGCTGGTTCTGTTGCAAGCGCAGCAGAAGCTCAACGAGAACGCTGCTGTGATGAACCCGCGCTACGCAACCGTAAACCCGGCTGCCAACGCTGGTCTGGTCGAAGGGATGAAGGGCCTCTTCAACCCCACCGACACCATCAGCAAGCAGTTCAAGAACGGCATGATGGGCATGGGCGTGCTGGGCTTCGACGAGATCAACATGTCTCAGTCGATCAAGCAGTTCACC